GACTGTTCAAGAAATCAGGAACAATCCAGAACATAGAGAGGATGAGTTAGAAGATCCTCTGGCTGTTTGCGATATACAGTACCAACAAAATCGCACCCATAGTAGTCACTCCACGTCGGATATTACCGACAGTGGTTACTGTGGGGGTTCTGTCTTAACCGGTTCTAACACGACTTCATTCCCTCAAACGACACGTATGATGAATGTATATGGTGACATTCTTCATCACTTTGGGATATCTTATCGAATAGACCGTTCAACTCTTGCTCTTTGGCAGGAGTATGAGTCGAAGGATCTATTAGAGAAGTATCTCAAGTGGGCCACTGCTGATCTTGTGGCACGTGCAATGGACCAAAAGGAACTGCCCCCCAATAAGAATGGTTTTGTCTTAAAGAGGTGTGGCCCCTTCGGGGGTCCCTTAGGGAACTACCTGAGGAGAATCATCTTCTATAAGAGGAGACGTGACGGGAAACGTTACGCCAAAACCCTCTCCCTTGCCTATTCGATCTATCAAGGCAAGGCCGCTTCTCTCCCCGTGTCAGAAAAGTTCCTCCAATCTACGATGGAGGATGCCTGGAATCGATTGACTGTGATGCATGAAATCGAAGAACCCTATATCCAGGACCTCATAAAGGTTAGCATCGACGAGATCGTCGAAGAAGTCTTTCCTTTACAGAGGACCAAGGATAAGTTCCATCTTCCAGGTATTGATCGAACCGTTTCTCTCCACTCATCCTTCCAGAGCTCTCGTCATTTCGGAGGTTCTTTTGGATGGGTGGTGGGACGGGATGTGGTCGGTGGAATGATACGTGAGGTACCTCCAATCTATCGAGACTGGTATCGTATGACGAGACAACTTCAGCCCTGGGAACTCCTAAGAATGATGGAGTATAAGGGTAGATGTGTCTCGCAGTATATCCCTTCGTGGGATATCTGGCTAGACGATTTGGAGGTATGTTATGAGTCAGCAGCAACGGTGGATCGGACCGAATGTTATCCAGTCGGTCTATTAGAACCGTTCAAGGTCCGGGTCATCACTCGAGGTGATGCGGATGTCTATCACGTGGCCCGATGTTATCAGAAAGAGATACATCGTACCTTAGCCTCTCATCCCGTATTTTCCCTAATACGCGGTCCAATACATCAGGACCACATGGATGACTTCATCTCCAAGATACCGTCGATGGATGGACGTGTTCTTGTGAGTGGAGATTATGAGGCCGCTACAGACAACATCGATCCACAGATGTCCTTGTATGCGTTGCGTGCTGTAATGAAGCGAATTGGAGTTAATCCCCTACATCGTGGGATTTTGGAGAAGTCACTTGTTGGTCATCGTTTATACACCGAAGATCATGATCGACAAGCCGATCAAGTCTGGGGACAACTCATGGGTTCACCCACGAGCTTTCCCATTCTATGTATTGTAAATGCCGCGGCGACGAAGGTAGCCCTCGATCTCCATTCTGAGTATGACGGTCCGTTTTCGAACTATCCGATACTCATCAACGGAGATGATGTGGGTTTTCCCTGTCGCCCCGAGACTTATGATACATGGAAGAGAGTTACCCGTCAGGCAGGTCTTAAGTTCAGTCTTGGAAAGAACTATACCTCTGACCAGTTCCTGATGTTAAATTCGGAACTTTGGGAACTCACAGACCAGATCGACTTCTTCGGGCAGAAAAGTTTGAGACTGTGGCGAGTACCACATCTCTGTTCTGGACTTCTTTATGGACAAGTTCGTGTGTCCACATCGAAGGGGGACTCCAATCCCCTCCAATCAGATGATGATCACACCCAGAAGGGAAAGAGTATCGGAGCCATCTGCCGAGACCTTCTAGAGGGTTGGTCCTTAAGTCAAAGAGAATATCTTCTCTCTCGTTTTATCACACTCAATCGTGATATACTTAAGGACCTACCCTCTGGAATGTCTTGGTGGCTCCCTCGCTCCCTTGGAGGTGTGGGTCTCCCTTGGGTAACACCCCCCAAGATCTCATATCAACAGCTCAAACTTGCTTCCTTTATCCTGTCTCTCAACCCTTCCGACAAACA